CGCCGACCCTATTGTTGCTCGATGGGCTGAACAAGTTGGAGGAGTTGTGGGTCGGTAAGCTCGACGAGTCGCAGGAATCGCAGGTGATTGAAAGGCTGAAGAAGGCCTGCAGCGGACAACGAAGACCAGTTTCTCAGCGGGCAATCTATCGCCGTTGTTTACGGCCTCGGTCATGAACGCGAGCTCGACGCCGGCGCTTTCGTTCACGCTGAGCAATGCGGCCGCACATACCTTCTTCGGAAACAACACGGGATCGAGCGCTGCGCCGGGATTCTCGGCCATTACGGCGGCAGATTTGCCCGATTTGAGCAGCATCTATCAACCGCTCGATAGCGATGTGACAGCTCTTGCGGGCAATTCGACCAATGGCTTCTGGGCGCGCACCGGGGCCGGAACGGGCGCTGCGCGCACGCTGACGGGGACGGCCAATCAAATCACGATTACCAACGGCAATGGTAGTTCCGGAAACCCGGTATTCTCTTTGCCACAGGATTACCACACCGCAGCGACGCCGCAGCTCGGAGCGCTCGGCCTGGGCCAGGCGGCAGGCTCGCAAGGTCTGGCGATCACGAGCAGCGGGGATTCAGTGCAGGCGCTTGTAGTCACCCATACTCAGGCTGTGGGCTCAGGTGCGGATTATGCGCCGCTCAAGTTGGCGACGGCCTACACGGGCGTGGCAATGGACCCATTCGACCTGGTCACGCTCGGGATTACGAGCAATTTGACCTATGGCACCTCGGGAATCTCAGCGCAGGGGACGGCGCACGCGTTCACGTCCACCGTCGATATCGTCAAATCCAATTCCGCCAATGATGAATTCGCCGGATATATGGGCTGGATGCGGTTCGGGACCAATTCGTCGCCGACAACCGGCTCAGCTTGGTATGGCGATTTCTCGCTTCATGGTCCGGTCGCGATGCAGCCCGGAATGCTCAACGGGCTGACGATGTTCGTGAATAACTATTTCAACGGTAGCCCGAGCAGAAATGCCAGCTCGACCTATTGGGCGATCACGAAGCCGGGGCAGGGCGCCGGCCGCGAGGCCGGCCATGGGACAAGCCAGACCTATCCGGTCGATGTCGGCATTGGCATTGTTGGGTGGTCCGGCACATCGGATACGGTCACTGTGACACGCGGATTCAACGTCGGGATGCGGATCGGCGGCGCCGGGTCCGGCTGGATGACCACTTCAGAGAGGTCTCTGATCGGCACCGCACTCGAGATCCGGGACGTCAACAGCGCGGGGATCAGTTTGCACGATCCCAGGGGGACCGGCATCACGGGCATCAACTTCCCGACTCGCACCGGCTCCGATACGTGGGGATGGGTTGTCGATCTCGGGGCGCTCGTTGCGGCTGAGATCGATAACGGCGCGATCCGGCTGCCTGGCTTCAACGGCACCGATGGACAGATCAGTTGGGGCTCAGATGCCAACGCGCCGAATCTTTACCGATCGGCAAATGACATTCTCCGAAATTCGAAGAGCCTTGTTGTCGATGGCTTCGTGGGGATTGGGACATCGAGCCCAAGCAGCGCCAATGCGAAATTATCCGTGTTGAGCACAGTCCTCATCAGCGATCCGTTGTTTGAGGCTGGGTCGGCCGGTACGAACGATTCGAATTCATTTCGGTTCTTCAATGGTTCAGGTTCGATCTCGACCTTTATCGCTGGCGGCGCGGGCTCATTTATGCCAGGGACCGCAACCGGAGATGGCGGCATCCGAGTAGAAACAAACCGAAACTTGTTCCTCGGTGACAGCGGCCAGGCCCGATTGGCGCTGCTTGTCGGGGGCTTCGCGCAACTGCCACCTGTGACGTTTGCCAGTTTGACTACGCAGGGGAACGGCAGCTTCGCGCACTGTTCTGACTGCCAGGTTACCAATTCCTCAAATAATACCTGCGCTTCTGGCGGCAATGGCGCAATGGCTTTTAAGCTCAATTCTGTTTGGCGCTGTTTCGCGCTTCAAAATTAACTATGAAAATCTTGATTCTCGTTCTCAGTTTTATTTTCGCCGGACAGCTCGCTCAACCCTACGCGCTGACCGATCAGGAGCGCCAGCAATGGGCGCAATTTGCACAAGCTGAGCAGCAACAGCAGCAGGCTCTACAGCAGATCATCGGGCAGGCGGCGAGCTTCTCCGTCGAGCCGCAAAACTCAATGCAGATCCACGCCGCTTTGCAAAAGACGGCCCTCGAAGCGAGATTGATCGGAGAGCAGCGGCGGGCCTGGCTGGCTCAGTTGCAGCTTGATCATGACTGCAAAGGGTGTGTTGTGCAGGATGGCAAACTGGCCAAGTCAAAATAAATCCCACACGGTCTGTATACTGATATCAGTCTTTCATTTCAAAGGGTGAACCTCCTGATAGCGGCGGTCATAGAGTTTTATACTTTTTCTCTATGACCGCCCCTTTTTTACCCTGCCAAAATAAATCCCGGACATCTCTATACTGATTGCTGTGAGGTAATCTCTAATAAGGCGGTCATAGCGTTTTCGCGACTTATTATGGCTATGGCCGCCCATTTTTATTCAGCAATACTTTACTCAAAAATAGGGGGGCAAAATCACCAAGATTTGCCCCCTTGTTTATCAGTGAAGTATCAAAAATAAAAACTCTCGCCTGGCTATTCTCTCGGCCTGAATGGCTGATGACATTTATTCAATCGCGGAACAATTCAAGGCCGCTCTGCTGAAGCGGGAGCGCGCGGCCGCCGTGCAGCTCGTCAAAAACTACGGCTCAATCTGGAACCGGCTGAAATCTCAGCTCGACAAACTCACAACCCAGATCGAGGAAGCCCGCGGGCGGGGTGAAATCGTCAATCAATCCTGGCTGTACAGACAGCAGAGGTATTTTGCGCTCCTCAACCAGGTCACGGATGAGATCGGGAAATTTGCGGACCTGGCCGGGCGCTCGATCACGAAAGAGCAGCGGGCGGCCGTCAAAGCGGCTCGGAACGATTCTCAACGCCTCTTGCTCGCCGCGGCCGAGAACGCGTCCGGCATTGAGGGGACGTTCAACCGATTGCCCAAGTCGGCCGTCGAGAGCATTGCCGGGTTTTTAGGTAACGGATCGCCGCTGAAAACCTTGCTGGATGTGTTACCCCAAGACGCCGGCAAGAAAGTCGCTGACGGGCTGTTGAATGCTGTCGCCCTCGGCTGGAATCCGACGAAGACCGCGCAGAACATCAAAAAGGAACTCTCTGGAAACCTCACCAGGGCGCTCAGGATCTCGAGAACCGAGACGCTCAGGGCATACCGGGAAGCGACCCACCGAACCTATCAACAGAATTCAGACGTAATCGAGGGATGGTATTGGCTCGCGAGCCTGAGCGGCCGGACGTGCGCGGCCTGCATTGCCCTCCACGGCACTTTTCACACCAATGACGAGCGGATGAAGACGCATGTGAACTGCCGATGCACGCAGCTCCCTGCGGTCATCGGTCAACCGTCGCCGATCAAACAGACGGGCTCAGAGTGGTTGGCGAATCAGCCGGAGGAAACTCAGCGCCAGGTCTTCGGCGATGAAGCCAGCTATCAGGCTTACAAATCGGGGAGATTGAAGCTCGAAGACTTCGTCGGGCGCCGGGACAATTTGCAATGGGGATCGAGCTATTACCAGCTCGGAGCGGGGCGAGCGCTGGCTGGCGAGGGGAGATTCCCCGAGCAACCGAAGAAGCCGCAGCCGCCGATAGTGATTCCGCCGGTCGAAGTACAGGCGCCTGCACCGGCCCGGATTCAGCTCTCGGCCAAAGATGCACGTGAGAAGCTTCTCGAACTCGACAAGCGGTTGAGCAAAGAGATCGTTAGGGCCGACGAGGAATTCTTCCGTCACAACCGGCAATTGGATCGGACTCCTGACGATCAAGAGCTGAGATTTAAGGTCGGCGATCTGAAGCAGCGCAGTCAGGATTTGGAAAAGGCGAAAGCCGAATCGCTGCGAGATGTTCTTTATCAAGATACTGAGGCTAATTTTGAGGTGATCGGCGTTCAGCGGGAGAATATGCGTCAGGGCATTAACGCCTTTCGTCGATTCATCGGCGATCAATGGCTGAAAGGCTATCAGATAAAGCTAAACATCAAGCGGGCAGGCACGCGCGAATATTACGATATGAGGGGGGGCATCCATATCACCAAGTCGAGCGCGGTGAAAATTATCGTCCACGAAATGGGGCATTGGCTGGAGGATCGGGAGAAAGGAATCTTCGATAAGATCACGGGATTTCTGGAGCGCCGAACGAAAGACGATAAGATTAGACCGTTGAGCGATTTTGGTCGAGGTTACGATAGGGATGAGAAAACTAAGCCCGATAAATTTCTCAATCCATATATGGGGAAACAGTACTATACTGCGTTGGGCAGACGGACTGGTTCCGAAATTCTCTCGATGGGGTTGGAGTATTTCTATGATAATCCGGCCAAACTCGCGAAAGAAGATCCGGACTACTTCGATTTTATTTACGATCTTGTGAGAGGAAGATGAGCGCAGAATTCACGGTAACAATTGGGTCAGAGGACTTGAGAATAAAAGTCGGCGATGATCTGTCTATTCAGACCGCCAACCCGACGCTTACCGATTTGATGGAAACCGCTCTCATTCTTCGTGAAAGTCCGGGATATGAGCCGAATCCGCCGCTTGGGGCGGCTGAATACTTGATGGACCTGTATAAAGGCCGCGATTTGACCTTTGATGAGAGGGAATACGTCGAGGGCCGGGTCTATTGACAGCGCCTCGAAAAAGATCTACATTCTTTTCGTCTTCATAATATCCTGTAAAGAGGGCCGCAGCGGTCGAAAGATCAAAGCGGCCCGCGGTGTTTTACGGCTGATTTCTAGTTCACCTCTTTGTATTTGGAGAATGAAATATGAAGGTTGAGAAAAATGCTCGTGGATGGCAGATTGAGCCCTCCACGAGCCGAGAAGAAATCGCCCTAGAGTTTCTGATAGAAGCACTGGAGCGGAGATATGGTCAGCCAGTTGAGGCTAAAGATTCGTCTGCAACCATTGATTCACGTCAGACGGTCCCCAACCTTCCCAGTCCTGCGAAAGCCGAATGACGTAGAGCTTATGCGTCAACTGTGCAAGCTTGTTTCATCGTTTGGACCCGGAATTTAGATACCCCCTGCAAAACTCGCCGGGTTTGCTCCCCCTTTCTTCCTCACAAAACCTCACATTTGGAAATAAATACCGCCTTCGCGCTAAATTCATAGCGTGGCAAAAGTTAAAAGCACAAAGCCTAAAAAAGCTGCCGCGGCCAGGAAGAAAGGACTTACGCCAAGAGAGAATCTTTTTTGGCAGCATTATCTGGGCGCCGCGAGAGGTAATGCCACGGAGGCGGCCAGGCTTGCCGGCTATACCGGCAGCGATGAATCGATCCGGCAATCTGCCTGTCAAAATCTGAAGAAGCCCGAGATTCGAGAGAAGATCGATGACGCCTTGTCGGTTTATGCTCTAACGGCCGCCGAGGTCCTCGCTGAGCTCTCGAAGGTCGCGAGAATCGACGTCGACGACGATCCGAAGCAGGTCAGAAACAAAGTACAGGCGCTTGCACACCTGGCGAAATATCACGGCCTTCTCACAGAGAAGATCGATTTGACGACCAAGGGACAGCCTATTACCTTCGCAGCACTCGCCCAACTCGCCAATGAGGAATCAACACCAGGCAAAGGCAATTCTTGAACGAAGTCGACGCGAGCCCGAATGGTTTCTGCGAACCGTGCTGGGATTGCCTTACCTCACCCCTCAGCAGTTGAAGGTAATTCACAGCGTCGCAGTTAACCGGAGAACTGCGGTCACGGCAGGGAACGGCGTAGGGAAAACCCACCTGGCTGCTCGCCTGGCGCTCTGGTTCCTTTACAGCAATCCAAAATCGAAGGTGATCACGAGCGCTCCGACCTGGAAACAGGTGCGCAATCTGCTCTGGCGCGAGCTGCGCAATGCTCATCAGAATGCGAAATTCCCCCTCGGCGGTGAACCGAAAGAGGCCGAGCTGAGCCTCGATGAGGATTGGTTCGCCGTCGGCATCTCGACCGATGAACCGACCAATCTGCAGGGCTATCACGCGCCCCGGGTGATGGTGATCTTTGATGAGGCGACGGGTATCAATCCGCGGATTTGGGAGGCCGCCGAAGGGCTCGCCGTTGGGCCGGACGATCGTTTCCTCGCGATCGGGAATCCGACCGATCCCACGAGCGAATTTAAGCTCAAGGATGATTCCGGACTTTGGAATGTGATCCGTCTCAATTGCGAGGAGCACCCCAATGTCGTGGAGAAACGGATCATTGTGCCGGGCGCGGTTACGCACGAATGGGTCGAGGAGAGATTGCAAGAATATGGGGATCGCGAGAGCGGTCTCTATCGCGCGCGTGTTCGCGGTCTATGGCCGGAGCAGGGCGACGATGTCTTGATCTCGATGGCTCTGGTCGAGCGCGCCCAGGCGAAATGGAGACGGATCAAGCAGGAGAAGCCTATTTGCGCTGGCTGCGACGTGGCGCGTTTCGGTACCGATGAGACGGTGATCTTTTTGATCTATGAGGGTGGATTGGTGGCAGCCGCCATTGTCCGACACGGACAGAACCTAATGGAGACGGCAGGACAGTTGAAAGCTTTGGGAGTAAAGCAACTCGGCGTGGATGACGCGGGCCTCGGCGGCGGCGTCACTGATAGGCTTAAAGAGCAGAAGGTTTCTGTCATGGCTTGCATCGGCGGTAGCGCCGCCAAAGATCCCAATAAGTTTGTCAATGCTCGGGCTGAAATGTGGTGGGCGCTGCGGGAAGCTCTCCAAGCGGGCGATCTTCTTCTGCCTGATGATCGAAAACTTGCCGCCGACCTGACGAATGTGAAATTCAGCTACGATTCACGCGGCAGAATCAAGCTGGAATCGAAAGAGGAGATCAAGAAGCGCCTTGGCAGATCTCCCGATCGCGGCGATGCGCTCGCGATTGCCAACTGGGTGAGAGTGCCGCGTTCTCAGTCCGGCCAATGGGAGTTCTACAGATGAAGCGGTTACCTTTCCATCTTGTCATTCACAGATTTCGTGCTTGGGGATGCCCCAATTTTCGCGTTGGGGTATCCCCAATTTTATTAAAGTATTCGTCTTTAAGTATAATTCTCTTGACTTGCATTCATCTTTAAGTATAATCGCTCTGTCGGTTGATAATGATCTTTGAAAGGAGGTGATGGGTATGGCTGGCAACGGGGCTGATCCTCTGAAGCAGATTCAAAATCAAATCAAAATCTTAACCAAGATGATCGAGAGTATGCAGAAGCAGATCGATTCTCAGGCTGTTGAGAATCGCGAGCTGAAAATCAGAGTAAAAAGCCTCGAAAAACAGGTCGAGGCCCTCAAGCGGCAACTTGAAAGCCTCGAATAATTCCACCAGGGAGCGGGCAACCGCTCCCTACTCATAAAAACTATAACTTCCTAAAATCAGTTTTTCAATCGGAAAACTGGATTTACTGGTTTTACTGGCATATCGAGATAGGGAGGAAGAATGACACCACAAGAATTAAAAGCCCGACGGGAAGCATTGAAGCTCACCCAGGCCCAGCTTGGAGAGATCTTCGGAGTCGGATTGAATGCGGTCTCCCGATGGGAGAGAGGCGAAGCCTGGCCCGATGCTGAGGGGGCAATAGACCTGGCTCTCAAATATCTTGAGCTGGATAAAGCCCTCAAAGAAACCACTGATGAGCTGTTTTCTCAAACGCCCGAAGCGGAGATTGCTAAGCGAAATCTTCAGCTTGAAGAGGAAGGGGCGCAACGGAAGAAAGAGATGCAAGAATGGATTAAACAACGAGAAGGCGATCCAGATTCTGCCGATGAAGTAAATGAGATGAAAGCACTACTCGCAACCCTTTAAATGAGTTCATAACCCCGCGCCTTTCTCAGCCGCGCGGGGCTTCGCCATTCCGGCAATCCAGAATTTCAGCCGCTCAAAAATAAATTCCCGCCTTTCGATATCTTCGGTTCGTGGCTGAAGACGCAAAAAACAATCCATCTTACGAATGCAAAGCCTATTGCGAGATGAAGCAGGGCTGGCAGACCGTGGACGACGTTTCTCAAGGCACGCAGCATCTGCGCACCTGTAAGCGCAGAGAAGAATATCTGCCGAGAGAGCGAGCCGAAGAATCCACAAATTATGGGATTCGTCTGGCGCGCGCCGTCTTTTTCAACGCCTTTGAAAGAACTCTTCATGGCTTGGTCGGCATGGTTTTCCGCAAAGAGCCGACGCTGGGCGACGACGTTCCGGAGGCGATTCGCGGCAGGGAGGCGAGTGAGACACGGCCCAAGGCCGAAGGACTCGCCGAGAATATCGACAATGCCGGAACACATTGGACCGTCTTCGCGAAGGAGGTTTTCAGCGATGCGATGCGCGACGGCCATGCCTTCATCTATGTCGATATGCCGCCGGCATTGCCGCCAGGCTCGACCTTGGCAGATGAGCGGGCTGCGGGGAGACGTCCTTATTGGGTAAGTTATAAGGCGGATCAGGCCGTCAATTGGCGCACTGAGGTTGTTAACGGCAAAGCACGGCTTGCTCAAATCACTTTCAAAGAATGCTCATACGAGTCTGACGGCGAATATGGCGAGAAGGAAGTAGTTAGATATCGGGTGCTCAGGCCAGGCGAGTGGTACCTGTACCGTGAGGTGAAGGGCGAGGACAATGCGGGAACGGCCTATCTGCTTGAAGCCGAGGGGCAGACTTCATTACCGGAAATCCCGGTGACTGTCATCTATTCGAGAAAAACCGGTTTTCTCACCAGCCGCCCGCCATTGCTCGATCTGGCGCTACTGAATATCTGCCATTATCAGAAATACTCCGATTACTCGATCTATCTCCATATCGCGAGCCGTCCGATTCTCTGGTTCAAAGGACGCGATACGAGCAATAGCAATCCGGTAGTCAGCCCCTATAGCGCCTTTGATGTCGATGAGCAGAACGGCCTTGTGGCGGTTGCCGAGACCTCGGGTGCAGCGCTCGGCGCAGCTCGGCAGGATCTCGAAGACCTCAAGGGGCAGATGTCCGCGCTCGGCCTCTCAATTGTCGCCGGTAAATCGCCTCAACCCGAAAGAACGGCAACTGAGGACCTGCTCGACCACGTCGAGGAAGAGTCTGACCTCGCGACGGCAGGGCGCAGCCTGAAAGACGGCCTTGAACGTGCTCTCTATTTCACGGCGCTCTATCTCGATAAAAACGCAAAATCCGGCGGCTCGGTCGAGCTCGGGGCGACGATCCAGGAGCTGACGCTCACCGCTCAGGACATCCAGGCTTACTCAAATCTGGTCGCTCTTAAACAACTCTCGCTCGAAACGATGTGGACCATTCTGGCCCGGGCTGGAAGATTGCCGGCGGATTTCAATCCGGAGCAGGAAAGGCAGCAGATTGCGACGAGTAGCGAGGACATTGCGAATGAAGCGCTGACGAGGTTTGACAGAGGGCAATGAATCGAAAGAAAGAATGCCGCAATAAGCATCAGCACAAGAGCCGGCGCGCGGCAGAGGTCCATATGACGGGCCTAATTAAGCGTCAAGGGGCCAAGGATTTAAACGTGTATTGCTGCGTATTCTGCGGCTTTTGGCACGTCGGGCGATTAAAGAAGAACGCTCATAAGAATAAATATCTCGTGTCCTGAAAGGAGAAGCTTTGAAACCATCTTCACCAATCATACCGGGCCATGACCTGCCCGAAACCATTTACGCAAAAGATCAGCCACCGTATCAGCCGTTGCCGGTATGGCGAGACGAAGACGGCATGGTATTGAGCCGCTGGCATTGCACCTGGCGCGAGCGACTCAGAATTCTGATCACCGGCGATGTGTACTTATGGCAGGTCACCTGTCATGAGCCGCTCCAGCCAGTTCAGATTCAAGGGCGGAAGCCGCTGATGACTAGTCCGTTGATCTTCAAAAAGCGAGCCTCATTCGGAACTTTGCGAGTCTATTGGTCGGCGCGGTTCCGGCTGATTCCGGTGATCAGCTTTATCCGACGTAGCCATTATTTCCGCGGCGGAATTTGCGGGGCTTGGCTCAGATTCTCGTTTGAGTATGACCACCAATCGCCCGCGCAAAAATAAATATTCCGCTTTGTGTACATTCTTTTGGCGGGTAGGAGACTCGCCAATTAACCAACCAGGAGGGTTGAGAAATGCCAATAGAACAGACCTTTGAAAAAAAGGAAGATGCGCCGGAATGGCTGCATTCATCGCTCGCTGAGGAGAACGGGAAGTTCGTTTTCAGAGGCGAGACCTCGACGGAAGTTGAGAACCTGAAGAAGACCACGAAGACGGAGCGCGATCGACGCGTGAAGCTGGAGGCCGATGCGAAGAAATACGATCCGTTTAAAGAGATTCTCGACGCCGAACAAGAAGAGCGGGATGCTTTTCTTGAAGGCTGGAAGAATCGCGGACAGCAGAAGGACGACAAGACGAAGAATGATCCGGATGCGAAGCAGCAGCTTGAAATGAAAGACAAGTTGCACGCGAAGGAGGTCAAGAAGCTGACCGATGAAAACGGGACGCTGAAAGCAGATCTCCAAAAAGCGCAGACCGGATTGCGAGAGTTTCAGCTTTGGACACCGTTGCGCGAGATCGCAATCAAGAACGGGTTGAACCCGGAAGATTGGGAACTTGCCCGGCTGGAGTTGAGCCATCAGAGCCGCTTTGGCTTCGATGAGGACGGCAAGATCGTCGTCATCGAGGACGGCCATCCTTCAACTGTCACTCCGGAGAAATTCTTCAAGGATGTCTATTCCGATCTGCGGCCCAAATTTTACAAGGCGACCAACGCGGGAGGCAGCGGCGCTCAGCATGGAACCAAGGGGACGGGCAACGGTAAGAAGACGATGACCCGCGAAGCGTTTGAGGCTTTGGACCAAGCGGGTCGAATGAAAACTGCGAAGGAGGGCGTACAGATCGTTGATTAGTCGCTCACTTCCCATGAACCAGTAGGAGTACTGATAAATGGCAAACGTACTAACTTCTCTGGCGGCTGATATCTATAAGGCCGCGGATATGGTGGGCCGGGAACTGACCGGTATTATTCCGTCAGTGACGATCAATGGCGGCTCCGAGCGTGCCGCTCTTAACGATGTCGTGCGCTCGCATTTTACGCGGCCGGCGACAGTGACGACCATTACGCCGTCAATGACCATCCCGGAGGGCGACGATCAGACCGTTGACAATAAGACGATGACGCTTGATACGACCGCCGCGGTCAAAATCCCCTGGACCGGCGAGGACATTAAGCACGTCGATAACG